CCTCTTTGTGTAGAGTGTGAAAAGAATGGAAGGCTTACTCCTGGGGCTGTAGTGGACCATATTGTACCCCATCATGGTGATGAAGATTTGTTTTGGAATGAAGATAATCTTCAGGCCTTGTGTAAGTCTTGTCATGATAAAAAGACAGCAAAAGAAGATGGACGATGGGGAAGGAAAAATAAGGTGTACACCTACTAAATATATGTGGATAATTCTGTGGATAAACTGTTAACAATCTGTGGATAACAAACATAGAGGTAGGGGGTATACAATCTCAACAACCCTCAAACCAAGGAACGGGGCGGCCCTCACACGGAGAAATTCGCAATTTTTAAGGGTGGGGGTATAAGACATATGTTATAGATGTAACCATTGAAATTGCAATATTTACAAAAATGTAGTGTCTAAAAAAGTATACGAAAATAAAGGAAAAAAGCTCTCTTTTGAGAGCTATTTAATATACCGTTTTAGTTGTTCATAAAAATTTTCACGAGTTCCAGCAAGAAGTACGATGATTTTTTTTCCATTGACTTCGCTGATGGTGTAGGCAATTTCATAATTTATACCTTTATACTTTACGTCGAATCCATAAATACCAGCTAAATCACCACGTTTTGGTTGACCTATATAAGGGTTTTCTCTTAATTTTAGTAAAGCTGTTTTATAGGCTTCTTTTAAAGGTTTTTCTTTTAGTTTTTTAAAAAATCGTTCAGCAGCTGGGCTGAATAATATTTCATACATAATCAGTCCTCCGAACCAAAAATATCATCAAAATTTGCTGCAGATTTTTCACCGGCTGCAATTGCATCTGCTTCTTCAAGCATATTGGCAATGGCCTTTTTAATATTTTTACTTGCTGCTTCAAAACGTTTTATTAGTTCATCACCCGAATATCCTTGAGAAACCAAGTCTTTGAGTATCTCAACGGAAAACTCACTAGGTTCCCTGTGAAAAGGTCGAATTACAATGGCACCATCTTCAAGTGAGCATTCAACTTCACTTTTAATGTTAAGATGTTTATAAAATTGTAAAGGTATCGTAATTTGACGCTTCTTTGAAACGCTAATTACCTTACGATCCATAATATCACGCTCCATAATATTTGTAGGCATAGATTCCACCTCCTTTATAGTATATGCACAATTGGTTAAAAAATACCTATATCTTTGTATCTTTAAAAATATTATAACAAAGAAACAAAGAAAACTCAATATAAGTTAAGAGGTGAGGAAATTGGATATACAAAAAGTGTCAGTAGAAAAACTAAATCCTGCTAAATATAATCCAAGAAAGGATTTAAAACCTAGTGACCCAGAATATGAAAAACTCAAAAGGTCTATAGAAACCTTTGGATATGTAGAACCAGTGATTTGGAACAAAAGAACAGGCCATATAGTAGGAGGTCACCAGAGATATAAAATTTTAAAAGCTCAAGGAGCCAAAGAAATAGAGTGTGTTATTGTTGATATGCCTGAAGATGAAGAAAAGGCACTTAATGTTGCTTTAAATAAAGTTAATGGTGAGTGGGATTTACCAAAACTTGCTGATTTGATTAGTGAATTGGATGAATCAATGTTTGATATATCCCTTACAGGTTTTGATGCTGCTGAAATTGAGGATTTATTTTCAAAGGTCCATGATAAGGATGTTAAAGATGATGGATTTGATGAAGAAAAGGCTATAGAAGAAATTGAAGAACCAATATCAAAGCATGGTGATATATGGATACTTGGAAAACATAGACTTATCTGTGGGGACAGTACTAAAGCAGAAACCTATGCAGCCTTGATGGAAGATAAGAAGGCCAATCTGTGCGTGACCGATCCACCGTATAATGTGAACTATACAGCCGGAAGAGAAAATGAAAGAAAGATAAAAAACGATAACATGGAAGATAAAAACTTTTATGAATTTCTTTTAGCAGCTTTTAAAAACATATTTACTGTTCTTGATGATGGAGCAGCAGTTTATGTATTTCATGCTGATACAGAGGGACTTAACTTTAGAAAAGCTTTTAAGGATGCGGGATTTCATCTTGCAAATGTATGTATATGGGTTAAAAATTCCTTAGTCCTTGGTAGAAGTGATTATCAGTGGCAGCATGAACCTATTCTCTATGGATGGAAGCCAACAGGAAAGCACCGCTGGTATTCAGATAGAAAGCAAACGACCATTTGGAACTTTGATAGGCCTACAAAAAGTCCTGACCATCCTACTATGAAGCCAGTTCCGTTAATGGCTTATCCTATACAAAACAGCACCATGACAAACTGCATTGTACTTGAACCTTTTGTGGGAAGTGGGTCCACTTTGATTGCCTGCCAGCAGACAGGAAGAATATGCTACGGGGTAGAGCTAGATGAAAAATATGTGGATGTAATTGTGAAGAGATATATCGAGTATGTTGGGACTGATGAAGAAGTTTTTCTAATAAGGGATGGAGAAAAAATAGCTTACAGAAATATCAATATAACAAAATAAAGACTTGATATTACCTGTGTTTAGAGTGATATATAGACTACACTAAAACGCAGGAGGCTAGGAAAATGAAAACTTTTACAACCTATTCAATAAGATTAGTTAAAGAAAAGGCAGCAAGGTATAATATCGACAAGAAGATAGACTCACCTTCAGAAGTTTGGAAGATAGCAACGGAAATTTTACACCTACACGAGATGTCAGAAGAAGTGTTTTCTATAATAACCTTAAGTACTAAAAATGAAGTAACAGGACTATTTGAAGTAAGTCGGGGAACAGTAGATTCAAGCCTTGTTCATCCAAGGGAAGTATTCAAAAGAGCACTACTTAGCAATGCATCATCAATTCTACTACTTCATAACCATCCTTCAGGAGACCCTAAACCTAGTCCAGAGGATATCAGGGTTACAAAAAGATTAAAGGATGCAGGTGAGCTTTTAGGAATACAGGTTCTTGACCATGTAATTATAGGAGATGGGTATTTTAGCCTTAAAGAAAAAGATATGATGTAAAAGTTTTACTTTTAAGACTTTTTTTCTTGACTTATCTGTGTTTTAGAGTGATATATAGAGTAACCAAAAACACAGAAAGGGGATTTAAAAGATGAAAGCATTATTTGGAAGAAAAATAACAGATTTAAAAGAATTAAAAGAACTGACTGAGGAAGCATTAAAAGCAGGAAGAGAAGGGACGGATTATGAAGTTACAAAAGAAATTGAACTTAGCGATGAAGAATTTAAACTATTTAGCAAAGACTTCTTAAAAGACCAGCCTTGGATTACAGAGGAAGATGGAGGGCCAAACAAAAATGGGCAGTTAAGATGTATAAGAGTTAAAAACAAGGTAACTGGCGAGAAGGTTTTAGTAAACTCTGAGGGATATACATACCCAAGATATACTGCCTTGGAACTGGATTAAGGCCATTAGGCCTTTTTTCTTTGTTTAGATAAATTCCTTGACTTTAGCTGTGTTTAGAGTGATATATAGAGTAACAAAAAATACAGGAGGGGTTAAGATGGTAAATGCAGGGACTTGTAAAGACAGAATTACAAAAGAAGAATTTTATTTTTTAAGGCATAAAGACGGCGGGTCATACAAAATATTTGTAAACGATGATGATACAGGAGAAAGTGATTACTGGATTGAGGAAAAAGACTTTAATAAAAAATTTGAGATTATTGAGATTGAGGACTGAGAAATCAGTTCTTTTTCTTTATCTAATTAATAAATTTCTTGACTTTACCTGTGTTTAGAGTGATGTATAGAGTAACAAAAACACAGGGAGGTATTTTAGATGGATAGAAAGGAAATTGTAAAGTCATTAGAAAGACATTTTGGAGTGAAAGCAAATTACTTGGGAGCACCAAGCTTTGCATACCAACTGGAAACAGAAGATGGAATCTACACTATTGACAGGGAAGGAAAAATCATAACAGTATCGGGCGAAGAAGTAGGGCTTGAAAAGTTGTTAACAGAAGCTGAAAAAGCAGAGCCTAAGGGAATAGAAACTGAAAAAATAGAAACTGGGACAACCAATGAAATTGTAGCTGCAGACTTTGAAGCAACCTTTCCAATGAAAGGCCACAGCGGCAGAACCTTAAGGAATCTAGTTAACATGACTTACAGCAAGCAGTACCTTATTAAAAAAGCCTTTGAACTTGAAGACAATATAGTGGAAGAGGATTTTGCCATCGGTATTAATGAAGTCAAAATTGAAACCTTAGAAGATTTTAAAACTGTTCTTGAAGATATAGGTGAAAGGAGCTGCCCAGGAATTGAATTTGATTTTTATGACAAAACCATAAACTTTAAATTACTACAAGAAAAAAATCCTGAAAAAAAAGAAGTTTTTAAGCAGTTTGTATCCATTCTAAATGAAAATGCTAAAAAATTAAAATATGCTTCAGCAAAAGTTAAGCCAACAGATAATGAAAAATACACTTTCAGAACATGGCTTTTAAGACTTGGAATGATTGGCGATGAGTATAAGGTGGCAAGGAAAGAGTTACTTAAAAACTTATCAGGTAATGGAGCTTTTAGAAAAGGAAATCCTAAAGATAAAGATTAAGTAGAGGAATAAAAGTCTTGCAATTACTTGTTTTTAGAGTGATGTATAGTAGTAACAAAAAAACAAGGAGGTTATAGGTATGAATTGTTCACAACTTGAAATCACTATGGAAGGTCTTATAGCAACTGCGATAGAAAAAATTAATGTACTTGGATGGGAAGAAGCAAAGGAAGATGTAGAGAAAATTGTAGATATGGTAGAGGATTTAGAGATGTTTTGGAACCCTGATGGAGAACTTACAGAAAATGACTGGAGTTTTGAAATAGCTTCAGCCATAGAAAAAGCAAGAGAAAGCTAAAAAAGGAAGCCAAGAAAAGGGCCACAAAGGCTCTTTTTCTTGTTATAGGCATAATCCATTGAAATAAAGATAAAAACCCCTTACGGGGCAAATGTAGGGAAAATGGAGGTGATACCATGGCGACACGAGGAAGAAAACCAAAACCAACTGCTCTAAAGGTACTTGAAGGCAATCCAGGAAAAAGGCCACTTAATAATAATGAACCCAAGCCAGAGAAGAAGGCACCAAGATGTCCGTCATGGCTTGAACCTGAAGCGAAAAAAGAATGGAAACGAATGGCTAAAACTTTAGAAGCAATTGGAGTTTTAACACAAGTAGATGCAGCAGCTTTTGCAGGATATTGTCAAGCCTATGCAAGGTGGAAGGAAGCAGAGGAGTTTTTATCAAAGCATGGCACTATCTTTAAAACACCATCAGGATATATCCAGCAGGTACCACAGGTGTCCATAGCCCAAACATACCTTAAAATAATGAAAGACTTTTGCTCCGAATTTGGACTTACCCCTTCTGCAAGGTCAAGAATAAGAGTAGACGGCGATACATCTACAAATGATGATCCTATGGAAAGCTTACTGAGGGTGAAATAATGTTTGATGAGAAAAAAGCAGAAAGGGCAGTTAAATTCATAAACAACCTAAAACATACAAAGGGTGTATGGCATGGAGTACCTTTTGACCTTCTACCATGGCAGGATAAAATCATTAGAGATATATTTGGAACTGTTAAAGAAGATGGATATAGACAGTATAATACAGCATATATTGAAATTCCAAAGAAAAATGGTAAAAGTGAACTTGCAGCAGCTGTAGCCCTTTACCTCACTTGTGCTGATGGAGAATGGGGAGCTGAAGTTTATGGATGTGCAGCAGACAGACAACAGGCATCTATTGTATTTGATGTAGCAGTAGAAATGGTTGAACAGTGTCCTGCGCTTAAAAAAAGAATTAAACCTGTAATTTCACAAAAGAGGTTAGTGTATATGCCGACAGCTAGTTTTTATCAAGTTCTATCAGCGGAGGCCTACACAAAACATGGTTTGAATGTTCATGGGGTAATCTTTGACGAGCTACATGCGCAACCCAACAGACAACTATATGATGTTATGACAAAGGGAAGTGGTGATGC